AGAAAGCGCCGATTTCCAAGAATTATCGTTAGTGCCTTACGGGGCTTTTGCGGGCGCGTCAGTAGACCGCGTAGCCGCGTCGCAGGGTATCCCACAAGACGAACAAGAAGTAGTTAATATAGAAACCGAAACACCTAACGAGGAGTTAGACACCATGACACAGCCAACAGAAACCCCAGCCGTTATCGAAGCCGCGCCAATCGCGCCAATCGTTTACGCGCAACCGCGTAATTTTAAATTGCCTAGCGCTGGCGAATTTATCGCAGCGTCACTACAAGGTGGCAGCGTACTTGCAGAAATGAACGCAAAAATTCAAGCTGCAGCACCGGACATTACAGCCGACCCAAGTTTGCCAGGAATTTTGCCTGAAATCATAACGGGCAGCGTCTACGATTCACTTAACCCTATTAGGCCTTTCGTGTCGGCTATCGGAACTCTCGCTATGCCAGGTGCAGGCGCAACATTTCGCCGCCCGAAAATTACGGTACGGCCAGTAGTTGACGAACAGACACCGGAACTAGACCAACTAAACCCGTCTACTGTTACCGTGTCGAATTCAAATGTCGACAAAAAAACTTTCGGTACTTTTGTGACAATGTCCGAACAGGCATTGGACTGGAGTGACCCCGCTTCAATCAATATCGTATTGAACCAGTTAGCAATCGCCTACGGACAGGCCACTAACACGTACGCGGTTACAGAGTGCCAAGGCGCAATCGTTCAAACAACATCAGTTGCCGACACGTCGGACCCTGCCGATTGGATTGCCGCAATTTACGAAGGCGCCCGCCAAATTTCATTGACCAGCAACTACCTACCTACGCACATGGTCGTAACACCTGGTACGTGGGCAGCGTTGGGTTCATTGGTTGACAGCACAGGCCGCCCAGTATTCCCACAGATTGGCGCTATGAACGCACCAGGCCAGTTGTCGGCTTCAAACTGGAACGGCAACCCGCTTGGCCTTGTGCTTGTAGTCGATAAGGATACCCCAGGTTCATTTATGGGCCACGCAGCGGGACCAGCTGCAGGGTTTGAATTTTACGAACAGCAAAAGGGCGCAATTTCTGTAGACGTACCTAGCACCTTGGGCCGCACTATTGCGTACCGTGGTTACGCTGCGACGTTTATGGCAGACGCTACAAAATTCGTTAAGTTCGTCTAACCGAAAGGCGGCCTAACCGCCATGACACAGCTTTACCAAGTAGCGCATAAAACGCTATTAGACAACTACGCAGTTTTAGAAACGCTTACACCTAACGAAGTTTATGTAGGCGCGTCTATTGTTGTGGCAGGCGTTGACGCAACATTTAACGGCACCGTTACAGTTTTAGCGGTACCCGAATATTTGTTTATTGGCGTAGACGAATACGGCGACCTACTTTATAACTATGAGGTGCCAGTACCTTTTCAAATTCTGTACGCAAAAACAGCGGCCGACGTCACGCGCACGACGGCAACGGGAACCGTAACGCTGGGTACTATTGCTTGTACTTGGGTTACAGCCGGACAGATTGAGGACTGGCTAGGCATAGGCACCGCGTCGGCACTCGATACAACTTTTCTTACTCAATGCGCGGCAGCTGCAAACGATTTTTGTTTTCAACGCCGTTTAGAAAGCGGCTACATAGACCAAAAAGCAACTAGCCCTAGTAACAGCGTCACCCTGGGAACTATTGCCTACGGCGGTTTTCTTTATAGGCAACGTGGCGCGGTAACAGACTTTGCCAGTTTTGACGGCTTGCCTGCAGGTAACAGCGTCGGCTTGTCGCCAATGATTAAACAACTTTTAGGTATCCCACGCCCCCAGGTAGCTTAAATGCCTGTTGCTTTTACAGACCTGTTTAACGAGGCGCTAGACGACTTGGCAGCTTCTCTAACGACCATCACAGGGCTACAGGTAGTAACAGACCCCCGTAACCTTGTGCCGCCTTGCGCGTTCATTGACGCCCCTACGTTTACCGTGTATTCAAACAACGTTGTAGAAATGACATTTCCAATACGCATAATTACCTTGGGGCCTGGCAACCTTGACGCGCAAAGGTCACTACTTAACTTGGCTAGCAAAGTCATCACTAAAAAAATTGGCGTAACCGACGGGCGCCCAACTATCGCAGTAATTGGCGGCAGCGAACTACCCGCCTACGATTTAACCATAACCCTACAAACCCAGGCAACCGCCTAGAATAGGTGCAACATGAAATACGAAATAGTTAGCCCCCGTATCGGTTGCCCTGGCGACGAATACGTACCGGTTGAAGGCGTAAACATTGACGCGCTACTAGCGGGCGGTTTCGTTATTCAATCCCCCACCAAGGCGCCTAAAGGTGCTAAAACTAAGACAGACACAAACGAGGAGTAAAGCCAATGGCTACTAGCACATATCTTTCATCACCAAACGTCACGGTTAACAGCGTTTCGCTGCAAGACCAATGCAACGGCCTTACTTTTACGCGCACTATCGAGGCGCTAGAAAGTACCGCTTTTGGTTCAGGTTCCCGCGTGTACGTTGCAGGCCTTGAAAACTCAACGTTGACCCTTGACCTGTACCTGTCGTTTGCAGCTTCCGAAACCTACGCAACACTTAAAAGCCTTGTAGGCACGTCTACTACTGTTTCGTGGTCGAGCAGCGCAACAAGCCCAGGCACCGCAACTAATCCAACTATGACGCTTACAGGCGCATACTTGGAAGCCTTGCCGTACGAAATGGCCCTGGGCGCTTTAGGCACAATTAGCGTGACATTTACAGGCGGAGTTTACAGCGTTCTTGAAGTTTAATTAAACGCCTGAAAAGGCCCGACACAAAAGGCAGACAATGAAACTTACGCTTAAAGTAGAAACAGCCGATACCACCTATGAAGTGGTAACAAACCTTTTTGTAATTGTTTTGTGGGAACGCAAATACAAACGCAAAGCGTCAGAAATGGCGTCAGGTATCGGCGTTGAGGATTTAGCATTTATGGCGTACGAAGCGTCTAAATTAAACAAAATAGTTGTACCTGCAGAGTTTGATACGTTTGTAAAAAGCCTTGTTGCTATCGACGTATTAAATACAGAGGCCCCAAACCCCACCTAAGGGGCACCCACGGGCGCCAACTTGCCGAACTGTTGGTAGCAATTTCGTGGTGGCCCCCGTCTATACCTTTTGACATAGACGACTTGGCTACTGTCGTTGCTGTATTATCAGACAACAACAAACAACGAAAGTAACTTTATGGCCGCCGTTACAAATACTTTAGAAATTAAAGGTATTCAAGAGACGATGAAGGCGCTTAAAGAAATAGAACCCGATTACGCAAAACAGATACGGAAAGACATTAAAAACGCTGGTACGCCTGTATTAAGCGCGGCGCGCAGTTTAATACCTGTAGCCCCGCCTCTATCCGGTATGGCCCGCGGAAACCTTATTAAAGGTCGTGCCGGTACAAAATGGAGTAGCGAAGGCGCTATTAAAGGCTTCATAATTAAAACTAATAAGTCAGGTCAAAAAGCCCGCAGCGTTATTTTTAAGTCAGGCGAAACTATAGATTTTGCTGCCCGCCCCTACCAACTGTTAACACTTACCCAGCGCGACGCCGCAGGCAGTATTTGGGACCATGCAGGCCGACGCACTAAAGGCCGTTTTGTAACCAATCTACAAATGCAAGGCAGTTACCAGCCACGCGCCGCCGAACCTGGCGTAGAAGCTGCACGCCCAGCCGTTGAAATAGAAGTAATAGCAATAGTTGACAAAGTTATGAAAAAAACCAACACAAAATTGAGGGTACGCCGTGGCGATTAACGTACCGATTATTACGACGTTTGCCGATAAGGGCATTAACGCAGCACAAAAAGCGTTTGGCGGTTTAAGCAAATCAACACTAATTGCAGGTACCGCTATTGCTGGCGCTACTGCAGCTGTCGGCGCGTTTGCGTATTCGTCTATTCAAAAGGCTTCAGATTTTAACGAAGCGATAAGTAAAAATACTGTTGTATTTGGTGCCATTTCTAAAGAAGTAGAAAACTTTGCACAGACCGCTAACCGCGCGTTAGGTATTTCAGAAACGGCAGCCCTACAAGCGGCAGGCACGTTTGCCATGTTTGGTAAGTCTGCCGGGCTAGCCGGTCAAGACCTAAGCAATTTTAGTATTGAATTAGTTACCCTGGCAGCCGACTTAGCGTCATTTAGTAACACTTCTGTAGACGACGCTATAAACGCTTTAGGGTCGGCGCTACGAGGCGAAGCCGAACCGCTAAGAAAATATAACGTACTACTTGACGACGCCACGCTAAAGGCAGCCGCAACCGAATTAGGTATCTATTCAGGCAGTAAAGCGTTAACCGCGCAACAAAAGGTACTTGCCGCACAAAAGGTTATTTTTGAACAGACTTCCGACGCCCAAGGCGATTTTGGAAAAACGTCTGCGGGGTTGGCAGCCCAACAAAAGATACTTGGCGCAACCCTAGACAATATTCAAACCAATTTAGGGCAAGCGTTTCTACCGATATTTTTAAAAGCCGTAAAGTTTTTTAACGACGAAGTAAGCCCAGCGTTTGAACGTGTAGCGGAAGTAATCGGCGAAAAAGGTTTAGTAAAGGGTATGCAGCAAGCCCTATACGAAATGGGGTCGTTTGGCCCGGGCATGGTTAACGCTTTTAAACAAATTGCCGTTACATCAGCAAAAGCCGCTAACGCGTTATATAAATTTGCCGTTGTTGCTGGTTCAGGCGTTGCATTTGCTGCAGGCAAATTTACTACAGGTATTGACTTATTAGGTAAAGCATTTGACGATTTAATAGACGTTGACGCATTAGGCGCCAGTTTTGACAATTTTGCCCTGGGTATACAGAACATGGGTAGCGCGTCAGATTACAGCAGTTTTGCCGCTAAACAACTAGCCGAAAATGCACAATCCGCAGCAGAAGCAACCGACGAACTAAGCGGAGTAGGCACGGGTAAGGGCGCTACTGCAGCGGCAGACAAATTAAAGAAAATGGAACAGGCAACAAAAGACGCCGCAGCTGCATTAACAGACCGCATGAATAAAGCGCTTGACGACGCTAAAGACAAACTTAAAGACGCCCAATCGGCGTTTGACGATTTTGCTAAAGGTACCTCGACGTCGCTACTTGAAGCATTTAATTTTACTGACGCTATGAAAGAAGGCGCCGAAACTGGTAAAGGTTTTGTATCCGGCTTAGTCACTATTGCCGATAGGGCCGTACTGTTTACCGACAAGATTAAACAATTAGTAACTGCAGGCCTTAGCGAGGACGCGTTAGGCATGGTTCTAGCTGCAGGCCAAGAAGCGGGCACCTATATTGCCGACGAACTTATTAACGGCGGCGCTACAGCAATAGAACAAACTAACCAACTTGTAAATTCTGCAAAAGGTGCAGCCGATTTAATAGCACAAATGGCAGCCGACAAGTTTTATGGCGCTGGCGTATCCAACGCACAAAGTTACTTAAAAGGTATTGAGGACGCTTTTAACCTTGCGCAATCTAAATTGCAGGGTAAGGGTTTAACACTTGCCGACGTTAAAGGCATTTCGGCAGGATTTGACAACGCAGTAAACGGCGGCGCATTAGCCCCTATTGCTAGACCAAATACTAACTTTGGTGAACCTATCCGCGGTTATAACTATTACATAAACGTACACGGAGTTATGACTAACGCCGAAACAGGCGAAGCAATTATAAACAATATTCGCGCTTACAACAGGGCGGCAGGCCCCGCAAATATTCAGGTTGCCTAGTGGCTACGTCAGTTATTGAAAGCGGCAACTACGAACTGTTTATAGATACAGGTTTTCAGTTAGACGCCTTTACCCTTGACGACGCAACGCGCGGCGTACTAAACGGCACCCAGTACGTGTTAGACGGTACGACAGAGTTCGCGCCAATGCTGCAATACTCGACAAATGTAAACATTAAACGCGGGCGCCGTGACGTAGGCGACCAATTTAGCGCTGGCACAATGTCATTTAACTTAAACGACGAACTAGCCGGGGGAACCCTAAACCCGCTGTACTCATCTAGCCCATACGTAGACCCTGCAGGGCAATTTACTTTGGCACCGTTACGCCGTGTTTCGTTTGGCAGATATAACAGCGTAGGCACTTTTATTACGTTGTTTGTAGGGCAGATAGTCAACTACGACTACAACTACGAACTAGGCGGCCAAAACACAGTTACCGTCTATTGTGCCGACGATTTTTATTTGCTAGCCCAAACAGCTTTAGCCGAATTTAACGTATCTGAACAATTATCAAGTGCCCGCTTATCAGCTGTACTTGACCTGCCCGAAGTTGCTTACCCGGCTTTAACACGTGACATTGAGACCGGCACCCAAACGCTGGGCGGGGCAGCTGCCTACACCGTGGCCGAAGGTACAAACGTAAAGGCATACATTGACCAAATACAGGCAGCCGAACAAGGCCGTATTTTTATGTCGAGGACAGGCGATATAACTAGCCAACCGCGCATTGGTAATACCCTTTCGGGCAGCGTTGCCGACTTCCACGACGACGGAACCAACATACCGTATAACAGTTTGGGCATTATTTTTAACGCCGACGTAATAGTAAACAGGGCAAGTATTCAACACTTAGGCGCCACAAGCCCCCAGGTAGCCGACGACGCAGCAAGCCAAGCTAAGTACCTAATTCAAAATACAAGCATTACTAACAGCCTTTTACACAATGACGCGGCAGCTTTAACCTTGGCAAACTACCTGTTAGTTGGCGAACCTGTAGCAACGTTTAACGCTGTGCAAACCGATTATTTAATGCTTACAAACGCGCAACGCGAAACTTTGGCGCTAGTCGATATAGGCGACACCATAACGATAACTAACACAATTACAGGCGGCGAAGTAGCCCAAGAATTAGCAGTAGAGGGCGTAGAAATACAAGTGAACGTAAACAACGGGCATAGGGTTACGTTTTATACTTCGGCTACGGTCATTGTTTATCAGTTCATTTTAAACGACCCGATTTACGGTAAGTTAGATATACAAGACCCACAGCCAGTTTTAGCGTAAAGTAGGAACTATGCCATTGACCACGTATACCGCAGGCGAAGTACTTACCGCCGCGTCACTTAATGCCAACTTCAGTTTTGCGGCGGCTGGCGGTTTAACGCTTATTAACGCAGGCAGTTTTAGTGCTTCCACAGCAAGTTTGCCTACAGGAAGTTTTTCGTCTACCTATAAAAATTACAAAGTTATTTACCAGTTAAGCGCTGTTTCTGGTGCTAATGCGTTGCGTATGCGTTTTAGGGCAGCAGGTGCAGATAACACCGCATCAAATTACGATTTTGCTGAATATGGGCGTCGATATGGGGCAGCTACAGCAATTGTAAACGAAAGCACTGCCGCAGACAATTTTTATTTAGGCAACTCAATTAGTTACAGCGCATTATCTATAGATGTTTTAACACCGCAAGCAACAGCACAAACAATATTATTTTCTAGCGTAAACGGTAACGACACAACGGCAGACGGCGCATTTCAATACAATGCAAGATTTACCGCAACAACATCATTTGACGCTATGACCCTTTATGTAAGTACTGGAACTATTACAGGCACATTCCGCGTCTACGGATATGGAGATAGTTGAAATGACAACAAAACCTATGGTTTTTGATGGTGCAAAACACCGCGAAATGACTGATACAGAGTTTGCACAATACGAAGCAGACCAAATAACAAACACAACACAAGCCAAAGCGCAAGCCGACAAAGCCACAGCACGACAAGCCGTACTTGACAGGCTAGGAATAACAGCCGATGAAGCCGCGCTACTACTTGGCTAGTGTCATGCTTGCACTCGCCCTGACCGCTTGCGAAACGACACGAACCAACGCACCACTAAAAGTACGCAACACCGCACTAACACGTTGCAGCACTATTCAACAATGCGAAAGGGCAACAAATGACTAAGCAACCCGCAGAAATAGAACATCTACACGCCCGCATGATAGTTTTCGTCGGCTGCACTATCGCCGTAACGTTTGCACTTACCGTTATAGGTTTTGTCTACGGCCTACTGTTTGTTACGCAGCCTTTAGAACAGTCACCCAATGACGCGCAATTTATCGACTTACTATCTACCCTTACCGTGTTTATGACCGGCACACTTAGCGGCCTTGTGGCAGCTAACGGCCTTAAACGTAAACCGATAGACCCGACTAGTGGCACCCCAGCCCCCTAAACCTGTAGTGGTACCGCCAGTTAAAAAACTGGTTTTACCTGCCACGCTGGGCCACGTCACGCCAGGCGAACTACCTGCCAACATGCTTGTAGATATAAAGCCGTTCGGCAAACTGCACCCACGCGCCGCCAACGCATACAACGCAGTAAGGGCCGCCGCGTTTGCTGCAGGTATAAAACAATTCAAACCAATATCGCAAGGCGATACGTACAGGTCATTAGCGCAACAAACCGCAGGATTTCAACAGCGCTACACCCTGCAACCTATCGAGGGCGCTAGTACGCGAACATGGCAAGGCCGCAAGTATTACCTACGACCAGGCAACGCGCCACTAGCTGCACCGGGTAGCAGTCGACATAACTTAGGTTTAGCAGTTGACTACGCAAACATGGCAGGCGAAACGTGGGCGTTTATGTGCGAACACGGCCCCGCTTACGGCTGGTCATTAGAGGTCATGCCCGCCGAACCGTGGCACTGGTTTTATTACCCAGGCGACAAAGTGCCCGAACCTGTAACCCTTTACCTACAAGGCTTGCGCCCAGTATCACCACCTAGCGCGTAAGCGTCTACTACGGTTTTAAGACCGACGAAAAAAGGGGTATTGCATGAACTTTCTACTAGCCAAAATTTTTACGGCTGTAACTATAAGCCTGTCAGGGTTAGCGTTCGCCTACGACGCTTACAACGCGCCTAGCGCCCTGCCTGTAACGCCCCCCGTTACGGTCAGTTTGGCGCCTTTACTAGCAGTAACAACTACGACAGTTAAACCGTTAACAGACTGCCAATATGCGTTACAACTAGCCCAACAAGCAGGCTTTCCATTAACCGAAATGGGTACAGTTGCCCGCATTATTTACCGTGAAAGCGGCTGCAAACCTAACGCGTTTAACGCACAAGACACGGCAGGCGGCAGCTACGGCCTATATCAAATAAACGGTTTTTGGTGCCGACCTAACAAGTATTGGCCTATCGGTTGGTTACAAGCAAAAGGCTTAGTAATAACTTGTACCGACTTATTCGACCCCGTAGTAAACACAAACTCTGCATTAGCCATATGGCATAATTCGGGGTACGGCCCTTGGGCGTTGCCTAACCCATGACCGAACAGCCAATACCCGACCCAGGCCTAACAGAAAGCACCCGACATATGTACACCGAAAAGTATCGAGAAACGTTTAACAGTTTTGTTGACGAAGTATTTAGACCAAATCACGTACCAGCGCCTAAGCGTGTTGACCATTCAATACTTTTAGACGAACTGGCATTACTTAAAGAAAAGTATTTAAACGGCACCCCAAGCGACGAACATAAATTTGCAGCTGCAGTAATCACCGCCGCCATGAACGTAATAGACGGCATATGAAATGCAAACTATGCGACCAAATACTAAAAGAAACACCGCACAAAACTAACCCAACAAAAAAGTTATACAGCCACAAAGATTTAAAAGCCTGCACCAAACGCAAACCATTAAGGAACCCGACAACATGGCACAAATAGACGAAAGAGTAACTATCCGTTTAACCGGGGCAGACCGCGTAGAAATTGACTACCTATATCGACAGTTAGAAAAGTCAACAAAAGACCTAGGCGCACGCGACACGTTTATAAACGGTTACACCCCAAAAGCGGCGTTTACTGGTTTAGTAGCCGAATACGCTTTCGCTAAATGGTTCGGTATCGAGTACACAATAAAACCGTACGACCCTACAAACGATGACGTACTGGGCTACCAAATAAAAGCAACAGAACGCTACAACGGCTGCCTAATTAAACAGCCCCATAACCCTGCAGGAATATACATTTTGGGCATAGTTTTAAACGATTACAACGAAGTAAGTTTTAGGGGTTGGAAAGATAGCAGCGAAATTCAACGCGCCTGTTACTGGCGGGCCGACGTACCTAAACCCGGCTATTTTGTGCCCCAGGCGTCGCTATGGTCACTATCAGACCTACCCGAAACCAACGAACTACAAACGCACCGCACTACAGGCGTGTGGTAACGTGACATTTAAGTAAGTAAACCCGACAACAGAAAGAAGCCCGACATGCAAGAAAAAGTAGAAACACCAAATACCCAACTACAAAAAGTTACGTTGCTAGTTCAAATGACACAATTTATACCTGACGACGGCGACCTAGACGCTGGCGAATGGTTATTAAATGTGTTAATGGCTTGTGCTAACGAACACAAACCGTATTCGCATTACGGCGCGCAAGCATATTTAAAAGCTGCACAAGTGTTAAGCGTACAAAATTGCGACGTGGTGGTATCCAATGGCCTTTAATCTTGACAATTACGTAGACGTACCCACTCGATTAGCCGAAGCATTAAAGCGTTGGCCTGATTTACGCATACAAGAAACCGATAACCAAGTAATTACTATGCCAGACGGCAGCACGTTTATACGTTGCACCGTGACCGTGTGGCGCGACATAGCAGACCCAATACCAGTAGTAGCGTCGGCAGCCGAACCGTTCCCAGGCAACACGCCTTACACGAAGCGCAGCGAATACATGGTAGGAATGACGTCGGCATTAGGGCGCGCATTGGGTTACATGGGTTGCGGCGTGGCTAAGTCAATCGCTAGCCGTAACGAAGTCGAAGCCCGGCTAGACGGAAACGAAGCGACAATAACGCCTATGCGCACCCCACAAGCGGGTAGCACACACGCCAGTAGTAAACAGTTATACATGATTAAAGCGCTTGCAAAAGGCAGGGACTTAGACGACCTGGCAACATTAGAGGCAATTCAACTGTTACTAGACGCCGACGACGTGATACTCGAAACCTTGACAATGGGCCAAGCGTCTAAAGTAATTGAGGCGTGGAAGTCATGAGCAGGTATAACGGCAACTACGGAAGCCACGACCAACTACAAGACCTACGCAAACTAAACATGGAATTACATCACGAACTAGACGCTATAAAGCGTTTATTAGACGAAACGACAAAAGAGCTGCACCAAGCGCAAGACGAACTAACGCTAGCAATCGAGGCTTTAGTACGCGCCAGGGACATAAAACCATGACGTTTAAAGCATGGTTAGCAGTTGCCTTTATGGTGCTATGCGCCGTGTTACTATCGCGCACCGATAAGTAACAGACCGCACAACTGGTTAGTAGCAAGACCGTACGCCGTTCGCAGGGCGCGGGGTTAATCCACGGGAACGTGGTTAGACCGGCACGTGTTGAAACTGATACGCAAGGGTTTAAACGTTAAGTGTCGGGGCGGCCTGTAAACATAATCAGGCGTAATGCAAGGTAGACGGATTGAGGCAGCCCGTCGGGTAGAGCATTACAACATTAGGCTTTAAGAACAGCAACAAACATACCGATAACAAACCGACAACAAAGGACTAGCCCGACATGGAACTACAACGAAACAACAAGAGGGCAAGCGCGACAGCGCGCGCCAGTTCGTTAAGGTCATAACGTGGCAGCACACAACGGCAACGCAACCTACTTGGCAAACCGTAAACGATTACTAGCCGACAGCCCACTATGCCATTGGTGCGGTCAACGCGAAGCAACAGCAGCAGACCACCTACTAGAACCAATACGGGGCGGCAGTCACGAACTCGACAACCTGGTACCCAGTTGCAAGCCATGCAACAGCAGACGCGGCCAACAATTCGGAGTACAACTACAACGCGAACGCACCGCAAACCCAATGCCAGTAAGCAAAAAACAGGCAACCACTAACAGCGTTTTTTTGGGCGACCCACTCCTGCC